CACTTCGCCGTCCCTCTCCCCGTAGGCGAACAGCGTGTCGGCGTCGACCTCACCACCGGGCACGGCGCCCGCACGGCGGAACTTCCGGCCCCGGAGCAGGTGCCGGGTCACGGCCGTATCTCGTAGACGTTGCCCATAGGCGACGTGCTTAGCACCGTTTCCGCAGGTCGGCACGTAGCGACGTGGCCCTCGTAATGCGTTGACCAGGGCTCCGCCGAGCTGGCGATACTGTCGGCACCAGCCGGCGCGCCCCGGCGGCGGCACGAAGGAGCGCAACGATGCGACATCCCGCGGGGAACCGGTGAATCGGCCGCCGAGTCCACCGCCGGGCTGGTACCCGGACCCGACCACGCCGGGGCAGATGCGGTACTGGGACGGGGCGAACTGGGCACGGGCGGCCGTTGCACCCAGTACCAAGCCGTCATGGTTCCAGCGGTGGGGATGGATCCCGGTTGCCATCGCCGGTGCCGTCGCACTCTGGATGCTGACGCGCGGCGGCAGCAGCGACCAGCCACCTAACCGGTCGCCTTCGGCAGACGTTCCCGTGACCATCCGCCTCGACAAGTGCACGTTCGCCGACGACGGGTGGATGGAAGCGGGGGGGATCGTCCAGAACGACGGCAACGAGCCGACCAGCGTGCTCGTCAATGTCTTCGTGGACGGCCGCTACGTGGACCGTGACTACATCTACCGACTGGAGCCGGGGCGCACGACGAGCTGGGTGGTGAGCGAGCCAGATATCGCCAGTGGCATGTGTACCGCCACAAGGGGGTGAGTCACGCCGCCTGCCGCCCCTGCCGCTCGAGCTCCACCCGCTGCCCGGGGCTCAGCCCGGCGCGGATGCCGTGTCGGAGTGCCCGCGGCTGGCCTGCTTCCATCGTCATCACGTCGGCGAGGCATTCGGCGCGCACGAGGCACCCGGCGCACAGTCGGCGGGCGGGGCCGGTGTCACCACCGCGCTCGACGTAGAACACCTCGGCCCCGACGCCACGGCACGCGGCATCGCTCCACCAGCTCGGCCGGCGCAGCCCGAACACCTCGAGCGGGTCGAGTGCGATGGCATCCGGGGGCGGTTGCATCCGCAACCATCGTAGACGGTGCCCCACACGCGCCACCGCCCCCACCGGGCCAGCGATGGGGGCGGCGAGCGAGGGTCCGGGGGTGGTGGTGCCGGCGTTGGTCGCCACCGGCACCGTGCGCCGACCACCCTTGCGGCGCGCTCACCCCCGATCGCCCCGGGCTCGGCTCCAGTTCCGAGTGACCGGGGGCGAGGTTGTGGAACTAGACGTTCATGACGATGCTGTTCACGGCGTTGAGGTCGAGCAGGTTGCCTCCCGCCCGGAGCTTGGCCCGGAACCACACGCTGTCGGTGTTGAAGCCGTAGTCGTTCGACCGCTCGATCACCACGTCGCCGACCGTCCGCACGTAGTACGCGGAGTAGTCGACGGCGGCGGCGATGCGTGCGTTCGAGCCCTGGGCGGCGACGTTCGGGTCGAGCCACACGGGGTAGCCGAGCCAGCGGTCAGGCTGCCCACCGGCGAGCCCGGCAGTCGGCGACGGCTGCCAGAGGAAGGCGCCCACGGTCCCGCCGGAGCCGTCACGCAGCTTGCGGATCGTGCCGGCCGTCGAGTCCTTCATCAGCCACCCGAACGAGCTGGCCGACCGGTAGCTGTCGTTCACGCCGTAGAGGCAGTCGAGGAACTTCTCGACGGTCGGCGGGATGAGGCTCCCACCGGTGGTGATCGAGCCGGCGCCGGCCGCCGCAGCGGCGACCATCAGCCCTCGGGGCTCACCGCTCCCGGTGCCCACCACGAGGTCGGCGTCGAGCACCCGGCCGATGGTGCGGCCCATGTCGCGGCCGAGGTAGGCGGCGATGTCGAACGAGGCGTCGGTGATGAGCTCGCTCGCCACCTGCACGAGCTGGCCGTACTTGTAGGCGTTCACGGCGACGTTGGCGAACGTCGGGTCGGTCCCTCCGATGGCAAGGTTCTGCGAGGCGACCTGCGTGCCGATGGCGTGCGACGCGAGCGTCGGGAAGTTCATGTTCTCGCCCGACGTGGTGCGGATCTTCGTCGTCGGAGCCCGCAGCATGGACACGCCGGCCTCGAGGTACTCGTACAGCGACCGGGCCAGCGTCGTCGGCACCGTCAGGCTGCCGCTCGACGCATCCCACGCCATCGCCCGGGCCTCGTAGGGCGAGGCACCGTCGCGCAGGAGCTGGCGCTCGTGGGCGGCGGCGGCGAGCGGCACGGTGAGGGTCCGGCCCGCCATCGGGTCGCCGGCCAGGAACGAGCGCAGGTGCTCGGTGGCACGCTGTTCCCGGTCGGCGGCGGGGCGGTCGTTGCGGAACAGGTGGGCGTTCGCCTCGCGGAGGGCGGCCGACTCGTCCTCGCGCTGGTCGGCGGCGCGCCGCTCGCGGATCTCGAGGTCGAGGTCGTCCACCTCGGTGATGAGCCGGTTGTAGGTGGCCTGCTCGTCGGCAGAGAGGTCGCGGCGCTGGGCGGCCACGTCGTCAAGCAGTCGCTTCGCCTCCTCCCAGGCACGCATACGTGCCGTGGCGAGACCGCGGTAGTGGTCAGAGGTAGTAGTCATCGGGAACCCGCTTTCGTTCGTGGAGCCGCTGCAGCGCGGCGATGAGCAGAGGCGACGTGGCGGTGCGGACGGCGAGCACGCGGGCGTCGTCGTAGGCGGCGAACGGCACCACCGACACCTCGTCGAGGCGGGCCTCGATCAGCCGGCGGCGGGTCCGATCGTGCGACCACTGGTCGCGCACCGTGCGGAACCCGATGCTGAGCCCGTCGAGGGCGCCGTCACGCACGAGCTCGAGCACCTGGTCGCCCTGGTCGGTGGCCGACACGCGGAACTCGCCGTAGAGCCCGGCCGGGTCCTCGCGCAGCACCGTCGCCCGCCCGATGGGCAGGATCTCGCGCTGATGCTGGACGAGCAGCTTCACCCGGTCACCGCGCTCGGCGATCGTCCGGGCGAACGCACCGGGGGCGATCGTCTCGTGGTAGTGGCCGAGGTGGTCGCGTATCTCGGTCGGCACCTCGAACGGGGCAGCCAGCCCGACGATGGTCCGGCCGTCACCGCGCACCTCGAGGTCGGCGTGGAACGCTCGTGTGAGCCGTTCAGCTTGCATGGGTCACCTGCACACGCGTCGTAGGGGAACAGGCGGCGGCACCGATGCCTCGGCCCTCACGGGCGGGCGACGGGCGTCCGGCCGGCTCCGCGCTCGGCGTCCTCACCGGGTGCCGGGGCTCGGCGTTCGGTGGGCGACCACTACGGGGCGACACCGCCATCGTAGCACCCGTTGCGCGCGCAAGCTTGCTACTGGTCATTGAGCCACTGCTCGATCTCGTCGGCCAGCACCACGCCGTCACGGCGCATGGCCTCGGTCCGCAACAGCTCGAACCCGACGCGCAGGTGCACGAACACGAACCGCACCGGCGCCGGCAGGTCGTCCACCGACTCGAAGTCGTCCGCCACCGTCATCGCCGTGGCGGCCACGAGGTCGGCGGCCGCTTGCAACTCGGCGTCCGTCATCGCGCTCGGGTCCATGCGGCGCAGGAACACGTCCAGGGGCTCACTCATGGCAGGTACCTCCTTGCAGGTGAAGGTGGCAGCGGCGGCCGTCGTCAGCGCAGCGGCGCGGGATACCGAGACGCCGGTACTTGCCGAGCACCACCGGGTCATTGGTGCCGACGAACGCCGGCAGGTCGAGGTCGGGCGGCGGCCACGCCGCCGACGAGCCACGGGCCAGCGGGTCGAACACCTCGCCCGGCTCGAGGTGCAGACCGCCGGCGTCGGCCGCCACCGTCTCGGCCACCGTCGCACCCTCCCGGAACGCCCGTGCCTCGGCGGCCACCTTCCGATTCCTCATCGCCGTGCCCCTGCTCGAGTTGCAGCTCTTGCACGACGCCCGGAGGTTGTCTGGGTCCAGCCGGTCACCACCGAGCGCCAACGGCACGATGTGGTCGACCTCGGTGGCGACCCCGGTGCAGCGGGGCCCGCGCACGATGCACGTACCGCCGTCACGCTCCAACACGAGGCGGCGCACCTTCGGCCACTCACCCGAGTACTGCGGTTTGGGCATCATCGACTCCTTCGTGATCGGCCGCTGTGGGCCTCTGTGACGGGGGCAGCGCCGGGACGGTGAATGGGTCGCCGGACGGGCGTCGGGCCGTCCTGGGCGACCAGAGGCGGCGATCCGGGGCACCCCGGGGCATATGGGGAGGGAAGCCGGCGACTGCGCCTGGGTCCCGTCCGGGCTCGGTGAGAAAAACTCGACACACAACAGGCGGACTCGGGCTGGGTGCCGCCCGGCAGCAGCCTGAAGAAACCCCTCGTGCGTGCTGTATGTATGCGCGGGGACTGCGGCTGGGTACCGGCCACGACCGGCTGAAAGAATCGACACATTCGCGTGTCGCAACAGCGGCGGGACTGGCGGAGGCTCTATAGCCAGGCGCCGACCTGGCAGGGTGCTGGCCGAGGTTGCCGCCCTCGGAAACTCGGGGCCGAGGTCGGGGCCGAGGGCGCGGCGGGGACGGCGGGTCACTCCACGATGAGCCGGCGGTCGGGGGGCAGTAGGGGGCACGTTCTGCACCCTTCCCCCCGTACGCGGGGTGGTGGGATGGGAGACCTGCCCCCTCCTGCCCCCTCACCACGTCGTCGCCCCTTCGCGCAGGCCGAGCCCGACGAAGCCGCGTAATCCCTTGCGCTTGGCGCTCCGGTAGCCGGCGACCTCGATGCGGTCGTACAGGTTCGAGGCGGACAGGATGCCCTTGTCGTTCTCGATGGCCCACCGCTTGTACGCCTCGTGGATGACGGTGCGGTCGCCGAACAGGCCGGTGCCCCGGTCGCATCGCTCGGCGATGAAGGCGCGCACCTGGTCGACGTCGGAGGCGAACCGGTCGAACGCCTCGGTGATGGAGGCGGGCCGGTCGAAGCAGCCGCGATCCATGAGACGGCGGAGCCCTTCGACGCCTGCTCGGGCGATGCCGGGCAGCTCGTTCGTCTTGATGGTCCGCTCGATGTTGGCGTCGATGCGGCCGGTGAGGTCGACAGGGAAGGGAAGCACCTCCCACCGGGCCATGTAGCCGGCCGAGGTGTCCGACGAGCCGGGGGTGCTGTTCGCGCTGAACACGGGGACGGCCCACGGGGTGAACCGGAACGGGTGCGCGTACTTCCGTTCGGCCTGGATCACGTCCTCGCCGGTCACCATCTTGAACGTGGAGGTGTCCTCGACGTGGCGGGCGTCGAGGTCGCCGGCGATGTTGGCGAGCTTCATGTGGAGCTCGGCGGCGGCGAACCGGTTCTCGCTCAGTACCTGCAGGGGCACGCTGGCGCAGTTGCCCGCGCCCAGCAGCGCCTTGACGATCCGTAGGAAGGTGCCCTTGCCGTTGCGGCCGGTGCCCCGCAACATGAACGCCTTGTGGAGCGGGTTGCCGTTCATCATCAGGTAGCCGATCGCCTCCCAGGCGTAGGGAACGGCGTCGTCGGGCAGCACCTCTAGCAGCCACCGGTCGAACATCGGGCAGGTGGCGTCCGGCTCCCAGGGAACGGCGAGCTGCACGGTGGAACCGGCAGCAGGGTCGTGGGGCACCCTGTCGCCGGTCGCCCACCTCACCATCGTGTTCGTGAAGTTGATGAGGTCAGGGTGGGGAGCGTTGTCGTCGAGGGTGACGAGGTGCCGGGTCCGTAGGGCGAGCAGTGCGTTCGCGACATGCGCCCCGCGGAGCCGTTCGCCGAGCAACGCAGCGACGACACGCTCGGCCGCGGCCGCACCCCCAGGACGCCACACACCGCTGTCGTAGTGCCAGAGAGCGTCGTCGCCGTCGCCGTCGCGGTGCAGGCGGATGCGGGCCAGCCGTACCCGGTGGCGCACCTCGTCGGCGAGGGTCTGCACCAGCAGGCCTTCGCGCTTGTCGAAGAACCGCCCGGGATCACCGGCGTGAACATCGTGTTCGTGATCGTCGTGAACATCGGGTTCGCCGTCGCCGTTCGTGTTCGTCGCCTGCTGGTGGATGCGGTCCTGCCACCACTCGTTCGCCTCGTCGGTGGTCAGGAACCGCTGCGCCTCGGCGTGCCAGGAGTAGACGCCGGGGGCGAGCCCCTCCACGCCGTCGGTCCATACCTTCACGACGCCGGGGTCGATGTAGCCGACGGTTGCCGAGGTGGCGCCTCCGGCCTTGCCCGGTCGGGTGAGAGCGACCCACGGCAGCCGGTCGGCCTGAGTGTGGAGGATCGGGTAGTGCCAGCCCTGGGCGAGCAGCTGCTCGAGGGCGTCGAGGTCGGCCGGGGTGAGCTTGTCGCGCTCATCGTCGGTGAGCACCTTCGTGCTGCCGTTCGCCGTGGACGACTTCGCCCTCGAGCCCTTCACCGGCAGGTCGCCGGCCAGGTGGTCGGGCAGGTCGCTCACGTCGTTCGGGAACACGTCGTTCGTGGCCCACTCGCCCCACGGCGTGCGGGTGCCCGGGGCGATCACGAACCCGTCGTCGCCCCGCAGCTCCGACACCTCCGGCCACGGCGACGCGTTCGTCACGGCCCGGCCCTCGGGCGTCCTGAAGTACCGGTGCTGCCCGCCCGACGCCGTGAACACGGTGAACGTGCCGGGCAGGTCGAGGGCCTCCACGGTCACGGTGTCCCGCCTGCCGTTCTTGTCGTCGAGGTCGAGGGCGAACACGCCGGCGGGGCCGAGGTGCAGCCCGACGCCGTAGACCTCGCCGTCCCGCGGGCTGGCCTTGTTGAACATCCGGCGAACCTCACGTTCGTCGGTGGAAGCGTCCTTGAAGCCGTGCAGCGTCAGCGGCCTCTTGTCGGTGGCCTGCTTGCCCTCGTTCCACGAGATCGCCACGGGGAACACCGGCACCCGGTGATGCGTCCATTCGAGAGCGAGACGCATCGCCTCACCGAGCGGCATGGCGGAGTCGAGCAGCTCGTCGCCGAGCAGGTCGGCGGTCACGGCTCACCCCGCAGCCGCTCGCACTCCGAACAGCGCGGCGGGCCAGCGGCGATCTCCTCGGGCGTCGCCAACCGGCGGCCCACGTAGCCGCACCGGGCGATCAGCGCGCCGTCGGCGTTGCGCCGAAGCCGGTGCAGCAGCGAGCCCGGCGGGATGTCGTTGGGCAGGCGGTCGCGCTCGGCGGCGAGCAGGAGGTGGAGGTCGTAGGTCAGCCGTTCCACGAGCCGGCCGAGCGACCATGACAACTGCTCGTCGTCCAGGTCGACTCGGCCGACGAGGTGGCCGGCGACCACGGAGGCGACGGCTTCGGCACGAGCGGCGGCATCGGCGAGCAGGGCGGTACGATGCGAGTGCTCGGCGTCAACATGAGCGACTTGCGAGGGCTGGCCTGCCGGGGCCGGCCCTCGTCGCATTTCGGGGGTCACGACTTCACCTGCCTGCGGCGAGCCTGTGCCGACCGGAGGGCCAACCGCTTCATGTCGGCCGCCATCGCGTGCTTGGCACGCCGGGCGCGCTCGGCGGGATTCAGGGTTCCGTCGGGGTCGACGTCACGCTCGTACTTCGCCATGCGGGCGGCGAACGCTGGGCCGGTGTTGGTCTTGCCCTGGGCGTGCTGGGAGTGTGCAGCGAGCGATGCGCGTAGCGTGCGCTCGTTCGGGGACATCACCATGCGGGAGCCTCCTCAGAGGTTCACCACGCACGGCCATTCGTGGGGCTGCTAGCTGCGCACTCGCCACTGTCTCGACGAGCGGACCGCTGCCGTGAACGACATGCTAGCGGGCGGCGACGTGCTAGTCGCGGACCTCCGGCCGGTCATGCACCATCCCGCAGGCGAGGCAGCTCACGTAGTCCATGTTGCCGCGCACGACGTTGCCATCAGAGTCGACGCCGATGGCGATGACGTACCGCCGCCGGGTGCCCTGGCGCATCGTCCCGCTGGTGGCGTTCGCGGTGTACGTGCCGTCAGACTCGATCAGTCTGCGGCCGCAACGCTCGCAGTAGAACGGCTTCATAGCCGGTCCCCGTGGCCGAGGCGCCGGTGCGCCTGTCGGGCTCGCTCAGAGGCTGCCGAGGCGCCGTAGCGGGCGAGCATGGCGGTTCCTGTCCATCCTGCGATGGCGGCAGCATCGTGTTCCTGCCCGCCGTTCAGCAGCCAGTGATGGGCAAAGGTGTGGCGGAACTGGTGAACGAACACATGGCTGAGCCCGGCCTGCTCGGCTCGGCGTTGCACGGCCTGGCGCACCCCTTCACCGCCGAGCGGACCACGCCACCCCAACCAGAGGTTCGGCAGGTCGGCATGGGCGTGCTTGGCCCGCATCCGTAGGTACCGGTCGAGGGCCTGTGTCGCCTTCGCCCCGATGGGGACGATCCTGCCGCGTCTCGTCTTGCTCGTGCGGATGACGACGGCCTGGCCCTCGAGGTCGACGTCGGCGAGCGTGAGGGCGGCGACCTCGCTGCGCCTCATGCCGGTGTCGATCAGGAGCCGCAGGAGGGCGTAGTCGCGGCGGGCCAGCCAGTCACGGCCCTTCGCGCAGGTGTCCAGCAGAGCGACGAGCTGCTCGTCGCTGAGCACCGGTGGCGGCACCTCGTCGGGCCGGGGCTGCTTCAGCCCGGCCATCGGGTCGGCGTCGATCTCGTCCTCGGCGAGCAGCCAGCGGAACCACGCGTGCAGCCCGCGGAACCGGGTGCCGGCGGTCCCCTTCGTGCGCGTCTCGATCAGGTGGACGATGAAGTCGCCGACGTCGGCCCGCCGCTGCTTCGTTGGGTCGGTGGGCCGTCCGTTCGCCTCGCACCACCGGGAGAACGACTGCACCGCGAGCCGGTACGAGTCGATCGTGTTCGGGCTCTTGCCCTCGGCCCGGAGCGTGCGCTGCCACGACTGCCACAGGGGCATCACGTCGGCGGGCATCACGCCGGTCATCGGGTCGGGTCGGGCGGCGCCTCGGGGGTTAGCCTTCGCCATGACTGACACCTCCGTCTAGGTGTTCGTCGGGCTCTCCGTCGTTCGCACCGGCGGGGAGCCGCTTGTCCTAGGGTCAGTGTAATGCAATGACCACGCGACGTGCTAGTGTCTAGTAGGGCTCTGACCTGCGGAAACGCAGGAAATTGGTCACGGCCGTATCTCGTAGAACGCGTTGACGGAGTGCTCGATGTCGAGCCGGCGGAACCGGGTGAACCCTGCGGCCTCGGCCATCGCGCGGGCCCGG